GGAATCACAGTAGCTTGTTGGACAGGATATTCCCCCTGACGTTGCACAGACTAACAAGCGAAACCTTGTGCAAGAGGTATCTCACATGGCATCGACTACTTTCTCTGGTCCAGTTACTGCGACCAATGGTTTCATCTCAGGATCAGGCTCTCTCGTATCAGTTACAGCAGACGTTACGCTAACTTCAGCTTCACACGCTGGTCGTACAATGCTGTTAGACGTGGCTTCTGGAGCAACTGTTACACTTCCTGCCGCTTCAGGCACAGGTAACATTTACAAGTTTTTTGTAAAAACTACAGTTACTTCAAACGATTACATCATTCAGGTTGCGAGCGCGGACGACACAATGGCTGGTGTAGCTATCGTGGCCAACGATGGCGGTGCGACTGCTTCGATCTTTGAAACAGTGGCGGCTTCAGACACTATTACTTTAGACGGCTCTACTACCGGAGGTATCTTGGGTGGCCAAGTTGAAATTCAAGACGTTGCGTCAGGTGTTTTCTCAGTGGTTGTCCGCGGTGCGGCAACAGGCACAGAAGCTACTCCATTCTCTGCGGCAGTATCGTAAGAGGTAAGTCATGGGCAAGCTAAACATGCAAGCTAAAGCCCCGGCTAAAAAGAAGGCCGCCCCTAAAAAGGCGGCTTCTAATAAGCCGAAGGCTAAGGAAAAAGAGGATTAACTCATGGCTAGTGCAATTACTGCTAAAACTGCTACAGCCACGGGGACTTTGCTTGGCGGAAGAAATAGACTTAAATCTTTTTACGTCAAAACTGCTACCAGCGGGTCTCCAGCAGTCGTTTTTAAAAACGGAAGCGGTGGGGAAACTTTATTATCTATGGTGTTTCACACCTCAGATGATAATCAAATAACTATCCCTGATCACGGGATAATCTTCAGTGATGAGTGTCATGTTACGTTGACTAACATTGACTCCATAACTGGCTTTTTTTTTTTTTTGTGATCTGATGCCGATTTACGATCTCCGCTCGATATCGCAAGTCGGCACAACTGAGCCGTTTGAGCTTCAAGTGGCTAGGGGTCAAATCCCTGGCCACAAATCTATTTTTAAATTCGGATTTAATCCAGATGTAGATGCCGCTCTTGAGACTGTTTGGGAGCAAGGCGGCTTATACGCCTATCCACCATCAGCTACCCAAATGACCCTTTCTAGTTCATCCGAAGATGACACAGGAAACGAGGGTGACGGTGCCCGAACAGTTGAGATTTTTGGTTTAGACGCAGATTACAATGAAATATCTGAGACTCTTTTTCTTGACGGTCAAACTCCTGTAACCACCGTAAATTCTTATCTTCGAGCGAATCGAATGATTGTCCGTAGTGCCGGAGATCTTGAGCAAAATGCGGGAGTTATTTATTTAGGCACCGGAACAGTCAGTGCTGGAGTTCCTGCGGCCAAGTACGCCACTATAGGTATAGGAGACGGTCAAACGTTGATGGCGTTGTGGACTGTCCCTGCTGGGTACACCGCTTATCTTCTACAAACAGATGTGACTGTCGCTACCACTCAAAATAACAAATATGCTTTAGTTCACTTTGTAGCACGACCTTATGGGGAAATGTTTCAAATAAAAGATAAGTTTGTTAAGGCGGAAAGTGCACATACACAGGTGTACAGTGTGCCCCTTCGTTTTGATGAAAAAACAGACCTAGAGTTTCGTGCGATAGGAGATAGCAGTAGTGCAGACATTGCCATCTCCGCAGGTATGGACCTAATTTACATTCAAAATACGGGACCCTTGTAATGGCTAGAAAGAAAGAAAAACCAATACGAAGGACTACTGGTAAGGGCGGCAACTACCGCAAAACCAAGAGCGGTGCGGGCATGACGAAGAAAGGCGTCGCGGCTTATCGCCGTAAAAACCCAGGTTCTAAGCTACAGACTGCTGTTACAGGCAAGGTTAAGAAAGGCTCAAAGGATGCGAAGAGACGTAAGTCTTTCTGCGCTCGATCCGCTGGTCAGATGAAGAAGTTTCCGAAGGCGGCTAAAGATCCGAACAGCCGTTTAAGACAGGCTCGAAGAAGGTGGAAGTGTTGAACATGACTGTAAAACCAATTAAAGCCGCTGACAATTTTGAGGACCTGCGCGTAGAGTTTACGCACTACGCGACACAGCAGACATATATAATTAAGGACATGGAAGACCTTAAGGAAGATGTATCTGAAATCAAGAAAACCGTGTTCCAAGTAAAGTGGGCAGTTTTAGGTGGTGTTGGCGTATACTTGCTACATGCCATAGGCTTTATTGAATTTGTTAAAAAGATACTTTAATGGCGATATCGCGGTCGAACACGTCGAAACAAGTATCGAAACCCGGAGGAAAGACCGTGGCAAAAGACGCATGTTATAAAAAGGTAAAGTCTCGTTATAAGGTTTGGCCTTCAGCGTACGCCTCTGGTGCATTAGCGAAGTGCAGAAAGGTTGGCGCGGCAAACTGGGGTACGGGCGGAAAGAAGAAAAAGAAGAAGTCCTCGACCTCGAAGAAAACTAGGAAGTACTGATGGCTGTCCGCAAAACAAAGAAGGGTGCCGAGCTTCGTAAGTGGTTTGGACAAAACAAGGGCAAAGGCTGGGTTGATTGTAAAACCGGCAAACCTTGTGGTCGTTCGGGCAAGAGTGACAAACGAAGAAGTTATCCTGCTTGTCGGCCAACAAAGGCTCAGTGTAAGTCTGCTGGGGCAAAAACGGCGATGAAAAAGAAAACTTCATCGAAGCGCGTTAGTTGGAAAAAGAAGAAATAAATCAGTGGATTGAGAGCTGGGTAGAGACCTTAGCCTCCGCTGAAGAAGGAGTAAACGGAATACCGCTGTGTCCCTTTGCCAAACAAGCGTGGCGTAAAGGACAGGTGAGTGTTCAGATAGATCAAGATCTTTGGGGTCTTGTTTGTCGTGAGATTGAACAGTTTGACTGTACATATAAGGTTGTAATGTGTGTACAGGAGGAGCCAGAGCAGGATTACTTTGAGTTGGAGGCCGCCTGCAATGCATTGAATCGATGGCTGGCTCATACAGGTAAGGATCTTTGGTTATTGTCTTATCAAGAAGACAAAGCCATAGTGTTTATACAGACGTTATCTGATTTAGATGACTCTGCGGATACTCTTTATAAGTTAGGGTATTATGAAAATTATCCGGCTGAAGATTATCAGCGATTGATCAAACAACGGAGTAAACTCCGAAGGAGATTAAAATGCCTGGAATGATGCGTGGAAAGAAAGCTCCAAAAATGGTTAAGAAGGCTCGTGGCGGCATAATTAAGAAGGCTCGTGGCGGCATAATTAAGAAGTCTCGTGGCGGCATGATTAACAGGAAGAAGTAATGTATGGCAACTTCAGGTTCACGAGATTTCGACTTAGATGTCGCTGAGATTATCGAAGAAGCGTATGAGCGTTGTGGCTTAGAGGTTCGTACTGGATACGATGCTAAGACAGCTCGCCGTTCGCTTAATATTATGTTCTCTGAGTGGGCAAACAGAGGAGTCAACTTGTGGACGATCAAGCAAGGAACGCTAACACTGACCTCTGGTACGGCGACGTACACTTCGGCGAATGGCCTTGCTTCTCCGATGAACGACATCTTGGAGGTAGCACTTCGCAGAAGCGGAACGGATTACGAAGTGGAACGGATCAGCCGCGGAGAGTACTTGGACATTCCGACGAAGACGACGGATGGACGTCCTTCTCAGTTTTATTTTAATAGGCAGACCAGCCCTGAGATTACTCTTTGGCCAACACCAGAAAACAGCACGGACCAGCTTGTGTATTACTACATCACTCGGATTGAAGACGCCGACGCTCTTACAAATACGACGGATGTTCCTTATCGGTTTATTCCGTGCATGGTTTCAGGTCTTGCGTACTACATGTCAATTAAGAAGGCCCCGGAGCGGGTACAGCTTTTAAAGGCAGTGTACGAAGAAGAATTCCAAAGAGCGGCGGACGAAGACGAAGATCGTGTATCGCTCAAGCTGATGCCTGATATTCAGTACATGAGGCTGTAAAGTGGGACGTTTTGCCTCTGCTAAAGATACTTATGGAATATCGGATCGGTCTGGGTTCCGGTATCGCTTGCGTGAAATGCGGAAGGAGTGGAACGGGTTATTGGTAGGACCTGACGAGTATGAGGAAAAGCATCCTCAACTTGACCCTCCAAATGTAGGACCTGATCCACAAGCTGTTCAAAACGCAAGACCAGACAGGACAGAACCTGCGGTAGAGGTTATCCTTGGTAAAGACCCGTTTACTTCTGGGAGCGCAGGTACAGCAACGATCACAGTGCGAGAGCCTGGGCACGGCAGAACTACAGGGAATACGGTTCGGTTTAGAAAGACAGTTGGGTTTGATGGTTTTACGAAGACGCTTTTGGAAAACTCGAGTGGCTATGAAATCACGGTCACCACTTCCGACGAGTACACAGTCGCCATCACAGGAGACACAGCAACAACCGGAAGTCAAAGAGGCGGCGGTGAAAATGCAACTGTCGGCCCAGTCACGGTGGAGGCTTAAATGAGTTTTACATACGCTCAACTAAAGACGGCGATACAGGATTTTTGTGAAAACACAGAAACTTCTTTTGTTAATAATCTACCTCTTTTTATTCGAGCGGCGGAGGACCGAGTATTTCAGTCTGTTGATCTTGAAGTCTTTAGGAAAAACGCAACCTCTGCACTATCTGCTGACGACAAGTATCTTTCCGTACCGTCAGATTTTTTATCTAATTTCTCGTTACAGATAACTACAAGCGGGTCAGAGGACTTTTTACTGATAAAGGATGTTAACTATGTCAATCAGTTCAACATAGACAGCAGTTCAACCGCCGTTCCGAAGTATTACGCATTGTTTGATAAGGACAACTTCATTGTTGCACCTACACCAGATGCGAATTACACCGTAGAATTACATTATTACTATCGTCCAGACAGTCTAACTGCGGGCGCAGAAGATGGCACAACATGGATCAGCGAAAATGCTCCACAGGTGCTACTGTACGGTTCGTTGTACGAGGCATACACTTACATGAAAGGTGAAGCAGACGTACTGGCGAATTATGAGAAACGATTCGTGGAAGGGTTGGCTCGACTGAAAGATCTTGCAGAAGCTCGTGAAAACCGTGACGCGTATCGTGACGGACTACCTACTAGACCGAGGACGTAAACAATGGCTACAACTAATGCGGCAACCACTTATCTAGAACACGCAATTCTAGATTTTTTGTTCAAGAACAACAGTGAGACTTTAGCAACTCCAGGCGACAGCATTTATGTGGGTCTCGCTACCGCCGTTTCAGACGCAGAAGCAGGCACTGTAACGGAAGTTAACACCACCACACAAGACGCGAACTACACACGCAAGCAAGTGACGGCGGCGAACTGGACGCTGACGGCTGACTCGCAAGATCAGCAGACTGTGTCTAATGCGGCGAATATCGAGTACGCGGCGTCTAGTGGTATTGCTTCTTATACTGTCACTCACGCGTTTATCGCGGATGCTTCTTCAGGGGGAAACATTTTGTTTGTTGGCGCGTTAGACGCGAGCAAGACAATTGCCTCGGGAGACGCGTTCCGTATTAACACTGGTAATTTAACCATCGAGTTGAAGTAAGGGCTAAAAAATGCCATTGGTTGTTTCTGACAGAGTAAAAGAAACCACCGCTACTACTGGGACCGGCACATATACGCTGGACGGAGCGGTAACTGGTTTTGAAGCCTTTTCATCGATTGGTGACGCGAACACTACATATTATTGTTGCACGGACAACACTGATTTTGAAATCGGCATCGGAACTTACACTGCCTCTGGCACGACTTTAGCTCGAACAACCATTTTACAGTCTAGCAACTCAGACGCCGCGGTAGATTGGGGTTCTGGCACTAAGACGATCTTTTGTACCTTGCCCGCAGAAAAAGCGGTGTATACGGACTCTTCGGGTAATCTCCTTCTTGACGGAGTGCTGGATTCAAACGGAAACAACATTGAGCTTGGGGACTCTTCAGGCTCTTCGGTAAACAGGCTGAAATTTGGCGATGCTGACGACCTTCAAATCTACCACGGTGGCGGGACAATAAACCATATTGTTGGTTTATCCACGCATTCGACTTACATCACCGGCGGGACAGACCTTTATCTTCGGGGCGTTAACGGAGAAGAAGGCGTTACCATTAACGGGAATGGTGCAGTAGAGCTTTTCCATGACAATGTTAAAAAAGCAGAAACTTCTTCAACTGGTATAAGTGTAACTGGAAATGTATCTGTAACTGGAAATGTAGACGGTCGAGACGTAGCAACAGACGGGACAAAGTTAGATGGCATAGAAGACAGTGCTGACGTAACAGATAGTGCTAATGTAGGCTCGGCACTTACCGGCTTTACGACGGAAACCAATTTTGTCGGCGGCGATATTATTCCTGTTTACGACAGCTCTGTTAGTGCTTGGCGCAAAGGTACTATTACAAATGCCGCTCTTGCAGGTCCTACGGGTCCTACCGGGGATGCAGGAGCGAAGGGGCAAAAAGGTGAGGTAGGCTCTACAGGTCCTACGGGTCCTACGGGTCCTACCGGGGATACAGGTCAAAAGGGGCAGAAAGGTGAGGTAGGCTCTACAGGTCAAAAGGGACAGAAAGGTGAGGTAGGCTCTACAGGTCAAAAGGGACAAAAGGGTGAGCCAGGACCTACGGGTAATACAGGCCCTACAGGCTCTACAGGTCAAAAGGGACAAAAGGGTCAGAAAGGTGAGGCAGGCTCTACAGGTCAAAAGGGTCAGAAAGGTCAGAAAGGTCAGAATGGCAATACGGGACCTACAGGACCTACAGGATCTACAGGGGCCAAGGGTCAGAAAGGTCAGAAAGGTCAGAAAGGTCAAAAGGGTCAGAATGGATCAACTGGTCCAACTGGTCCAACCGGACCAAGCGGAAACCCATTCCCCGGAGGCACTTTTACAGGAAACGTGACCTTTAACGCCAACGTTTACAGTTTAGCCACGTTAGGAGCTTGGTGTACTATTGAACAAATTGGAACGCACTCTTTTGAAAGCAGTGGCCAGCTTAATTGTAGTTCCATAACTGATTCAGGAACAGGCATATCTACTATAGGGTTCAGTAATGTGTTTAACAGTGGGAACTACTCAACAACCGGCGCAAATGATTATTACCAGAATTCATACTTTCAGGTTCAGTGGGGCCAGAGGGGAACGACTAGTATTCGATTAATTAACTCTCCAGACTACAGCTTAAGTTCTTCAGATGGGAAGCTATCCGGAATGATGGCAGGGTACATAACCTAATGAACTGGCGCGGCACTAAATTAATAGATCGCATACGTTGGGCCGCTGAAAACCTTGAGGAAGTAGAGCCTGAGTATTGTGCAGTGTACGAAGACCCTGAGACAAAAATGGCTTTTATTATGACACCATCTCAGCAGTGCATGGCAATGTTGATTTACGGCGGATTGATGCCTCCTCCTTGGGTTAAACAAATGCTCAAAGAGGAAGAGCAAAAGGAGGGGTTCACTAGTCATAGTGATCATGGCAAAGGTCACTTGTTACACACAACGCCTCCTATACCGGCTTTAACGCAAGAGCAAGCAATCGAGTATTTAGTACAGACGGATGTGCCAAAGGAAGCGTGGGACTCTTTAATCATCTGTCGCAGAGATCAGATTAAAAAAGATCGAGAGTTTAGAAATGCATGGCGTGTTAAGCTCAGTGCCAAGAACTCAACGGCAATCGAACACCAAGAGTCTCAAGCGATAGAGCAGTGGATTGACGTTAAAGAACGTGTTTACGCGTAGAGGTTAGGATGCAAGACGTACCATATACTATTATTCAAGACAAAGATGGCAACACTTCAAATCTCAGTGATTTGAGCGCATACCCTAGTGATCGTGTCTTTAGAGAAGCGTGGGTGTTGAATGGTGATGTGGTTGAAGAAGACCTTGATACAGCCAAAGACATCTGGAGAGACAAGATCAGAGACGAGCGAAAGCCTTTACTGGAAGCTCTGGATGCAAAATTTATGAAAGCACTAGAGACTGGTGATACTGCTACACAGACATCAATAGCAACACAAAAGCAGGCATTGCGCGATGCCACGGCAGACAGTGCGATTGATGCGGCTACAACAATTGAAGAATTAAAAGCGGCCCGTCCATCTGCTTTAGATATCCAAATTTAATATGAGGAACCAATATTGGTTTTGGCAAGATGGAATTTCACATGATCAATGCGACGAGATCGTCAGACGGTGTTCTCTATTAAAGTCAGTTAAGGGTTCAACCTTCAACGGAGCAGACGTTGAAGAAAACCCCCACAGAAACTCAACGGTGCGTTGGGTGCAGGATGTTTCAGGTATTAAAGAATTGATTTGGCCCTTCATTTGGGAGGCCAATAGACAAGCTTTCAATGTAGATGTTAGCGGCATCTTTGAAGTACAGTTCACTGAATACGACGCTTCAGAAAAACAATATTACAAATGGCATCACGACATTGATTGGGCCGCAGATACAGGGTTTGATCGGAAGCTAAGTGCTGTCATCCAGTTAACAGATTCTTATTTGTACGAAGGCGGAGATTTTGAGTTTAAGACCTTAAACTCTCCCGACGGGCTGAGAAATAAGGGGGCGGTGATAGTATTCCCCTCTTATTTAGAGCATCAGGTAACGCCTGTGATTAAAGGTAGAAGGCATTCTTTGGTGACTTGGGTAGAAGGTCCTCGCTGGAAGTAGTATGTTACTTACATTTGCGAGCTGACTAAGGCGTTAATGTGAGGACTAAAGTAATTTCAATGCCATCGAGACATGACAGAAGAGTTGTCTTCGAGCAGTATAACTCTCCTGAAGTAAATGCACAGTATTTTCCAGCAGTCGATGGGGCAAAAACCTCTCTATCAGACATTCATGACCAAGGGATGATACTGAACAAAGACTGGAGGGACCCTTTCCTTAACAGGAGACTAACCAAGGGAGAGGTTGGCTGTATGCTTTCTCACCTCTCTCTTTGGGACGAGTGCGCTAAAGGTGATGATGTTTATCTCATCATGGAAGACGACTTTCTGATAGATAAAAACGTCTATGACGAAAAGAAAATCATCGAAGCCGCAGAGAAGTATGGCTGTGTCTATCTAGCCTTTCAAGAAATGGATGATATTCGACCAGAGTCCGCAGGAGAAGGGCTCGTCTTTGTCAGTTATCCGTATTGGTGTTGCGCCTATGCCATTACCCCACGGACAGCAAAGATACTTTCTGTTCAATCTCGACTACATGACCTAATGCCTTCTGATGAAATTATGCCTCTTGTAGGAAAAAATTTATCGTCTAGAGGATTACCGTGGGTGGGGTTTGAGCCTCAAATGGGCGGGCCAAGACCAAAACAAGAAGCTTGGTCGAACATAGACCCGCACACTGACTACGATTACTTTGTTTACGGAGATGTTCATTTCTTGACTGTTGCAACCGACAAAGGCGAAGCCTATAGGTTGACCGAGTCTTGCAATATACAGGGCATCAATATAAAGCTGTTGGGGGATGGGCAGAACTGGTTAGGTGGAGATATGTCTTCTCCCGGAGGTGCTCATAAGATAAAGCTCTTGAGACAAAGTCTTGAGTCGTTACCTGAAAACGATATCGTTGTGTTTTCTGATGGTTATGATTCTTTCATCGTAAATAAAAAAGGCGTAAAAGAAGACATTATTGGTCGATATCTTAGCTTCGGCTCAGACATAGTGTTTTCTGGAGAAAAAACATGCTGGCCTGACCCGTCTCTTGCAGGTCAATATGAAACTGTTGGAGATTACCCTTACTTAAACAGCGGAGGCTTTGTAGGCTCCGTTGGAGGCATCAAAAACTTAATTGATTCTATGGGAGAGTACAGTGAAAGTGATGATGATCAACTACTGTATACACAAGCTTACTTGTCCAAAAAACATGACATCACAATCGACGTAGAGGGGTACATATTTCAAACGTCTTGCGAATCATTATCTGTAGGCAATGGTGGTATCTATAACAATCTTTGTAGCCCCTTAATATTTCACGGCAACGGCGGTGACACGGAAAAGTTAAAAATGCATGAGCATTTTTCCAAAATCTATCCGGATATTAAAAAGCCTACTGAGTTAAAAGGGTATTTAGTTGTTGCTCCAGAAATTTTGGTCAGCACTTTTTTGACTGAGCAACAATGTCAGGAAATCATTGCCCTCGCAGAACATAATGGTCAGTGGGGATCGCTAAGTTACGACAAGTTTCCTGCTCAAGAAATTCGATTAAATGAGGTATCTCAAGAATACTACGATTTGATTGCCGACATGTTTATGACGCGCATAGCGCAGATTTGCGAGGAGTATTGGCATCCAATGGAAATGATTGGTATTCGAGATATCTTTGTCATGAAGTATTCTCGAGAAGGTCAAGTTTCACTAAACCTTCATACCGATGCATCGCTTGTTACCGGGTCTGTAAAATTGAATGAAGATTATCGTGGAGCTGAGTTAGTGTTTCCTCGACAAAACTTTTCAAATATCGATACACAGGCAGGGGATGTTATATTGTTCCCTGGAGAGGTTACACATGGGCATCAATGCAAAGAACTGCTTGAGGGCGTAAAATACTCTCTTACAATTTGGACTAAAAGGTTTGCAAACGACACAACCTGATGTGATGGACGGTTAAAAATGTTTGGTACATCCGCTTTTTCGGAAAAAGCTTTTTCAGATCAGGCTATCGTTCCTGGGGCGTCCGCAAGCCTTGAAAGCAGTTTTAGTCAAACAACCGCGGGAAATGCAGACCTTAGCGGTGTTTTTGATGTTATTGGCACCTTTAGTAAGGTTGGCGTTGGTAGCGGAATATTGGTCGGCGTTGCGGGCGTAAGTGCCAATTTTACGCAAACAACAGACGCGTTGTACCTTGCAAACGGCGTAAGCACTCAAGACTTCAGCTTTACGCAAACCACTACAGGCTCTAAGGTACTGATTGGTTCTTTAGACTTGAGCGGTAATTTCACACAAACCACTACAGGCTCTAAGGTACTGATTGGTTCTTTAGACTTGAGCGGTAATTTCACACAAACCACCGAGGCAAGTCTCTTACTCCTTGGGTCAAGCACACAAAGTGCAAACTTCACACAAACTACAACCGCCACTCGCATCCGCACAGCTTCAGAAACAATCGACTTTAGTTTCACGCAAACTGCTGATGGGATTGCTGTTCGTAGCGGCAGTGCAGATCTTGACTTTAGTTTTACACAAGAAACCAACGCGATTGGCATATTCGGTGGCGAATCGGATATGATAGGAGTATTCACTCAAACCTCTAATTTGGAGCTGTTGTGGGTGCAGATCGATGCGTCAGCGACGATAGAGAGTTGGGCCGAGCTTACGCACACTGGCGATACTTGGTCAGAAATAACTCCATCCGGCGGTGAAACTTGGACCGAGTACGAATTCAGTCGAATCTGAGGTAAATTAAATGAGTAGTACCTACACCGAAAATAACGGGATTGAAAAGATTGCAACCGGGGCGCAGTCTGGAACCTGGGGAT